TGTATTTTGTTTACTTCTCTCATCCGATTGTCCTAATGTTAATGCGCTGGTTAATAAACTATTCTTAGATAGGGGCGAAGTCTGATCAGGACTAACCTTATTTTGATTTTGTTGTGCGACTATAACATTTCTATATTGGTCAGCAGAAACATTAACTGATTTAGATGATGTTGCATATGTAGACTGAAGCACAGGTTGTGAAGTTGAGGATAAAATTGCACCATCTCTATGATAATCTTCATTATCTTTACCAATAAATTCTATGTTAACTGAATCTATACCATCAACTAATTTTAACTGAGCAATTATATCAGCCTTAATAACTCTATCATATCTAGAATAATTTGCAAAATAATGAGATAATATGTCAATTACATTCTCTCTTATATTATCTTCTTCAATATCTTCAAATCTTCTGATAAAAACATTTATTACAAATTTTTTGATAATAGGATCAATAATTTTAACAACTGATGTAATGCTAATTATACCTTGCATCTTAAGATAACTTATAACTCTATCTTTTTCACTTTGATCTAGGTAAAAAGCATCAAATGGTACATTGAAATAATTAACATCTGTTGAAAAATAATCTGTTATTCTAGGAATTAAGTATAAATACATTTCATTGATATTAATCTGATCTAACGAACCATCACTATCAATATCAATTTTAACCATATCTAAAGTATTAAAAGCATTAACTTTAGAAAACATATTTAATTTTTTGAGATGATATATAAATTGTGCAGGTGTCGCTAAAACAAAATTCCTAGATACGTAAGGAACCACAGATTTTGTATATTCTAAAGTCTCACCATCGCTTGCAAACTGAATATTAGTTTCGACAAAAATATCAAAAAGTTCAATAGGCTGTAAAACATTACCATCACTATCATAAATATCATCTATGAAAGTAAAATCATTTACTTTATTATTTAATATATTACCTATCAATCCATTAGTTAGCAAATATCTAACTTGAATTATGGAGCCAACAGGAGGTATTATTCCATTGGAGCCATTTCCAAAATAAATATCTAGCCCACCATTAAAACCTGTTCTAGCGTAACAAGCATATTCATCAGGTAGCATATCATATATATGATCTTTGATATTTAAACTGATTCCATTTAATGTTACTTGAAAATCGAAATTATCTATTGTTGAATTATTACTAACTGAAACTTGAAAAGATTGAGCAATAGTTCCATCACCAGTAAAAGTTTGATATTCATATTTTCCTTGAACAACATTAACAAAAAACTGACAACCTGGAGTTAAATAATAATAGCTTTTATTTGAACCAACTTTTAAAGTATAATAGAAATTGTTTGTTTTATTTTTAATAACGGTATTATCATACATAATTACTTGACCACCTGCAACTTTTGTTTCTATATTAACACCTTGTTTGAGTTTAAATTTAAGAGTACCCTTTGCTGATATTGCTCTTGATGGATTATGACCAGAAATTCTAGCAATATTACTAATCATTCTTTTAGACTGTGCTTGTTCGATATCTAATTGCTTAACAAAATTCTTTAAATACAATATATTTTGAACAAAAAATTCCTTAACAACATCTAATATTTGACCATACGGTGATGCTGAGTTAAAAAGTATGCTCGATTTTTGATACAACGAACCTAACCAATCATTTATTTGATTTGTTAAATTTGTATAGTTAAGTTCTATTCTATTAAAAACTCTATTTAATTTTGTAGGTCTAGCCATTTTTACATTTTAATTTTATTTTTCAAATTATTTCCTATAGTTTCAACAAGTCGATTCAAATTTGTCTCCTTGTCCTCATATATATTATTAAAAATTTTGAATTTGAATATATACTCGTTATTTTTTTCCTTAGAAATAGTTAAATCAACCGTCTGATTATTACTGAGATCTATTTTAAAGCTAAAAAATAATGATTTACATGGCATTATACTTATTTTCTCTTCATTAACGTTAATTACAGATAAATCTGTGATTTTATTTTCTTCAAACCAAGTATTAATTAATGTTGCAGGTGACTTAATAAATCTAGATAGTATTTTTATATTCTCACCGAATCTATTTTTATTAAAAAGATTAGAAATTTTATTACCAAAATCTTCTAAATCAGAAAATTCCACTCTAACATATTCACAATTAATATCATACAAATAGGTAAAATAAGATTTTGTAATCTTTACTTTACTTTCATCACATATAAAAATAATTTTGGTATAAATAATATTAACATCATCATACAAAATTTTATTCATAGAAATCACCAATCTTAATTCAGAAGAATTATCGATTTTTTCATAAACACTCTCTATTGATAATACTTTTGTAGAATCAAATATTTTTTTAATTTTATCAACTAGATCGCTAATTAATATTTCCATCAAATTAGATTATTTTATAAGTTATATCGTATCTTTCACTAAATGTGCTAGTATTCTCACCATTTATTCTTAAAATCGAAACTTGTAAACCTCTATAAAAACTCACTCTTGGTTGTCCTACTAATTGTGCACCACAAAGATCTAAGGTTGGATTATCTATATTATGAACTTGAAGGTCTATTGTTATTGTAATACCTATTTTTTCTAGTATTGTATATGCTCCACTAAAATCTATAACAGCGTTGTCCTTAGTTCTAAAATACAAATTCTGAACATAAATAGTATTTCCAGTTCTAAATATATCTTCTGTCAAAACTAATTCAGTATAGCCAGTTGTACACCAACTTGTACCTGTTCTAACGTCAGTACAGTTGACATAAATATTTTCGTTTAAAAAGAAACTATCATCAAAAGTAGATTCTTCTGGTACTGCAACATTATAATCCTTTAAGTCTATCGGTAAATCTATATTAAAAATATTAACTTCAGATACAGTATTATTATAATTAAAATCCATATTAAAATATAATCTTTGAGAATATAATGCATAATTAGGTTTAATAAGTATGTCTAATTTTTGTTTATTCTTCAAATCTCTATCTAATTTGACAATAACATCACCAGTTTCATTATAATGATTATCATTAATTAGATTTAATAACATTTTGCTGGAAAATGATAAGGCTATCGGATAAGATGCACCAGTGTTAGTAAAATTATAATCATATGCGGTTGATAAATTAATATTCTTAATCTCATCATATTCTACACCTATAACATTAAATTTAAGTTTAGGATAAACACCAGAATAATCTGCTGAAATAGTTGCAGTATCTGAATCTACAAATTGATTTGAAGCATATAATTTTAGAAGATCTTCCATGTTTTTCATTCTACTCTTTAGATCATCTATATCTGTTTGAGAGTATATTAAAGATTTCATATCTTGTATATCCATATTAATTCTAACGAATTCCTGGATGATATTAACGAAATTTTCATTTACCTGATAAAATCTTCTCATCATTTCATTATACATATCAAAGCTAAACATATTATAGATTGTACTAGGATCATATGTTAGAGGTTGAACATCATTATCAATATTATAATGAAGATTTAAATTAAACATGTAAGATAAACCATCATGTTCACCATTAGTTACCAATTTGTGATAAGGTGTGATCAATGTACCATAACTATCATCATCATTTTCTGGGTTATTTAAAAACTCTATACCATATAAATTAACATAGGAATTAACATTATTATTGCTATCTCTTTCAATTAGTTCATAATACCATAGAATTGCATTAAAATCAAAATCAGCTGGAGCTTGTCCTTGTATTGCTATAGAACTAAACTCATCAAAATTTTGAGACTCTAAACCAGGAATATTCATTTTATAATAGTGTTTCTTATCAAAATCAAGAAAAACTCCATCAATATTATCTGAATTGAAATCTGGTAATTTTTCAATGTAATCTTCCTCATTTAATCCAGTATTATTGGTTAATAAAACGCCATAATAATCTCCTTGATATCTAAGTTTATCACCATTAGAACACAAATAAGTATTATCCTGAGTATCAAATTGTCCATAGAATGAACCAGGATAATCTTGAGGATTTGTTCTAATGGGACTATTTAGACTCTCAGCACCCACAATCTCAGTTTGAATCTCATCCGCAAGAATAGGTATTTCCAAATTAGGATAATAATTTGTATTATCACGAATTCCAAAGAGAACTGTAGGAGTTTGTCCACCCTGATGTGGTATATAAGCTGTAACTTCTTGTCCAACTCTAGAAGCTGTCTGAATATTTGTGATTTGATTAATCTCACCAACATATCGAATTAATCTATTATAATTTAGATACATATAAGTTTCGTCCAAAGTATCTTCACCACCACCATTAAATGAAGTGTCTAACCAAATTTCAGTAGTACTACCAGTAGTAAAATTTATTTTACCTACTTTATAAACACTTCCTAAAAGTACCAATCCAGTACCACCAGATAATTTTGAAGCATCTAAATTACTATCACTCTTTAAGATAATTTCATCACCTACTTTAAATTTGGCAATTTCATTGATTATCATTTTCGGTGTATTATAAATACCACCACTACCACTATAATCTGAGCTTTCTTCGAACCATACTACTTGATAATCTATAACTTCTCTTTCTTTCCATAAATATTTTCTGAAATAATCGGGATTTGTAATTGTTGATGCATTCGGATTATCAAAATCTGAAATGTTTTTATCCCAATCAATTTTATGAACAGCTGGCTCGAAATCAATCAGATTTAATTTTCTAAGCCATTTAAAAAGTATCATCTCTGTTGGTGTATATCTTTCAGCAATATTATAAAAATCAGTATTAGCGTTAATTCTGCTCTCATGAAGAGATGTATCATAGTTAGCAACATAATTTCTAAGTGACTCTACTAATTGATCTGATAATTTAGTTGGTGTAGTATAATTAGGATCATCAGAATAAAAAGGTGCTACACCATATTCATTACTCTTAGGTAAAAAATCCATCACACCATCTATTGGATCTGGAACACCATTCTCCTGTCTTGGTATATTTAAAAGAACAAATTTTGTAAAATTCAAATCATAAAAATCATTATAATTTGCTAGATTTAAATCGTTTGCAGCACTTGGAAAACAGTAAAATGATGTGCCTCTTGATTTCATTTTTTTGTATAATGGTGTTGCCATAGTTTTTATTCAATTTTTATTTTATAATCTTATCGTATTATATATAAAAATTGTTTCTTCATAAAATAAAAAAAGAGTGATAATTTAAATTATCACTCTTCACATCTAGAAATTGGTAGTTAACCTTAAATTGCATTATTTTTTAACTGAATAATAAAACAGCTAAGCGTACGAAAACTAATTCTAGACGTTTTTATTTTCGATCTCATTTAATTTCTTTCTTCTCAAATATTTTGGTTCACTTCTTCTATCAAGTTCTTCAATCATCATATCTAATAATAAATTAAACATCTTACGTAATTCTATTTGATTCGTGTTATATGCAGTAGTCCAAAATTGTTTATTATCAGTCTTTAATATATTTTGTTTATACTTTTTATTTGTTCTTTTAAGACCAATGATCTGTCTTATAAATACTTGATGTATACCTAATTTCGATGCTGCCCCAAGAATATGTCGGTTCAACATACCAACTCTTTGAACTTTATCTAAATTTAGATAAATATTTAATTTTGATTTTCTTAAAGGATAAAAGGTTAAAATAAGGGCACATTTTATTAACATCTCTTCATGTAAAGAAATAGGTCTTAGAATTGTCTCAATTTCTCCTACTGATTTACTTATCTCTAAATGATTAATCATTTTTAATGTTTATTTTTATAATTAAAATATTTAAAAATCATCTTTCCAAAGCCTACGATTTAGTTCCATTCTAATTAAAGAAATGTCAATTTCGTAATCACTACTAATTTCTTCAAGTCTTTTCGTATTTAATTTATTCAATTTCATTTCATCTATAAGAAGTTCATTTTCTTCTAAAAGTGATTCATACTTAATTAATAATCTCTGTAATTCAAATGTTTTCGTTTTTTCGTAAATTTCAATAGATTTCATACTTAAAATTATTGTTCATTAATAATATTAATTTTTTTCTTTCGAGTTTTTAATATTTTTCTTTTTTCATATTCTGGACCATAATTCAAAACTG